CCGCCACAACCGCAGCGCTACGTTCCGCTCCGCAATCGAGTGGTGGCGGCGACGTATTCATTGACGGTGTGAAGGCAGGCAAAATCATCAAGACGAGCACCGCACGCGCGGGCGTCGGTGGGATGATTTCAGTCGGAACGGCAGGTAACCCCGCATGATAAGCGACTACATCCAGATAAGCCACACACGCACGGGCAGTTCCGGCAGTTACTCGTACGCGTGGCAGAGCATCCCAATGCCGAAACTCGACTCGGGTACCCTTGAGTTCACCACGAACGTAGACGGCGGGCGTAACGCCACAGGCACGTTCATCGGTCAAACCGTGGGGTCAGATAAGTGCAAACTCAATCTGGTGTTCCCTCCGCTCACCGACACCGAGTTTCACAACCTGCTTATCCTGTTCGACCGGGCGCAGGGTGGTGAGTTTACCTTCTGGGTCAAGTTCTACGACCCACGTATTCAGGCCAAGGTCATCAAGAAGATGTACATCGGCGACAGGACAGGCGACCCGTTCCGGGTCGGTAGTACCGCCACGGGCGTACCGACACACTGGTTGAACGTGTCGGCGAACATGATAGAGGTCTAGGCGATGGCCGGAGAACTCGCGTACAACGTCTACGATAGTCACATCGTCCGCACAGGTGGGGCCGAACTATATCACAAACCCCCGAGCGCGCACACCCACCTGTGGGACCACCAATGGAACGCGGCGGGGTATGACACCATCACGTTCACGGGGACGCGCATCCGTATCTATGCGGTCACCTATTCACAATACGGCATCGCTACGGTCGCACTCGATGGCGGGGCTGCGACTGACGTAGACCTCTACACTCCAAACTCGGTAGCGTGTACCGTCCCCGTGTGGGACAGTGGCGTGCTGACGAATGGGGCGCACACGGTCGTGTGGTCGTGGAGTGGCCGCAAGAATGCCGCCGCAGACACCGCGACATGTACCGTCGTTCTCGACTGGTTCGACATCACCCCTCCACCACTTGAGAATCTACTTGTCGCAGGGAACTTCGGTGTACTCACGGGCCAAACTTGGGCAGTCACGGGCGGTTACGCCGCGCAGGTGCGCTACAGCGCAGACGCACGCAACTACCTTGATTTCATTGTGAATATCCGGGACACGGGCGACAGTACCGTAACAATCAACGCGGTACTCAACGGCGTCTCGACCATCGGTGGCGATACGACGTGGGCGGCACCATATCTGGTCACGCTCCCCACGGGACTCGCACAGGCGTACATCAAGGTCGTGGCGCGCGAAGCGGGCAACTACAAAATGTTCGAGGTTTGGGTCGCCCCATCTGCGTCTCCGACGGCGTGGGTTCTCTATCTCTCGCTGCCGTTGTTCGCGCTGATGGGGACGAATCAGTGGAGCACCCCATACTCGCTCGGAAGCGGATACGAGTGGACGGATGTCGCGGCGGCTGCTGCCATCGTGCCGAGTCCTCCCACGACGGCGTGGTACGCCAAGAACTTTGAGACCTCGCTCGATGGCGCATACGGGCGTGTGACGATGCTCGGTACCGATGGGCTGCCGACGACCATTTACAGCAACGGGGTGGACGGCAACGACTCACTCGTCTCTGTGGACACGACTGAGTATTTCGACCCCACGTCCGCCCTCGCGCAGGTCAACTCCTGCCGATTCTCTATTCACACACCGTTCACCAAAGAAACACCGCAGACGACCATCGCCGCGTTCCTCGCTACCTTCGCACAAGACCAACCGTTCGAGGTCGAGCGTGGGTGGATGACCGCGACCGATGGCGACGAAGACTATGATATCGTGACGATGGGGCGGTTTTTCGTCACCGACGCGGCACTGGACAAGAACCAATGGATTGTCAACGTGGAGGCGCAAGACGGTATGGGGCTTCTTTTGGACGCGCGGTATCTCAACTCACCGTATGGTCTCATTACCCCGCCGTACGCAAATGAGGACTACATTCCACTCCCACCGGGTGATGAGTACGTCCCGATTCCCGAACCAACTGAGGAGGACGACGTGTTGTTCTTCGATGACTTCAACCGGGCCGATGGTGCGCTCGGGGTGAACTGGAATACGGACGCAGGAGTTTCCATATCGGGCAATAAGGTGGTCGGAACGAGCGGCGGTGCCGTGGCTCAGACAGAACCGTTTACGGACTGTCGGGCGTCTGTGACCGTCATTTCACCGAGCGACCCGGATACGGTTTACCTAATTCTCCGTCTCCAGTCACCCCTAGCCGCCTACGTATCCGACGACGGCTATGACGTGTACGATGTATTCGACAATGGCTATACTATGTGGCTAGACAATAGCGGCCTCATGGTTTGGTGTTTTGGTAGTGGTACGAGACAGATAATACCGTTGACCGCCTGTTCCGAGCCACTCATCGACGGAGATGTGATTTCGTTCCAAGCAGACGGGAATGTGTTTACCGTCTACAAGAACGGTGCGCTCTTGGCCTCTGGCACGGACGGCACCAACGAGTTCACGAGCGGCTACGCTGGTTTCTCGATGGACGATGGGTCGAGGGCAATCGACGATTTTCTGGTGGAGACAGCATCGTGATTCATTCGGGATTGTTTCTCGGGGATGATGTGTCGGGCAGCGATTTCGCTGCGCCCGTTTCATCGACCACTTCGTCTAGCGATGTGGTGGCTCACTTCGCTAACCTCCTCGGTGGTCGGTGGTATCTGGACAACACGGGTGTGCGGACGCTTGTCTGCACGCACAACATCGCCAAACTCGACTACAAAATCAACGACCTCAACACGTTTGGCATCCCGCAGTACGAGAAGTATGACCAACCTATCGCGCCTTTCTCGGCGGCGGTTCACAACTACCAAATTGAGACCGCATACACCGACATTCTCGATGTGCCGAAGTTCGGTGGTAGTGACCTAACTGTCGCCATAGCCCACGACGGCTGTGCTAACCGCAAGGTCTACAGCCGCGTTGGTGACACCGATACCGAGATAACCAACGCCATTGTCGAGATGAACACCTACAACACGGTGGTGCGTTCAGACATCTGGATTGCCAGCAGCACCACCCCGCCGACGATGTACGCACGACTCGTCATCAAGGGACAGAGAATCGTTGACTCAGTATCTGACGACGCGTCCACGGTTACCGGGACGAACATCGACAACCCGCTCGTCACGACGCAGTACAAAGCCGACGGCGTGCTGTCGTGGTCATTTCCCGATTTCGCTGGACGGGCGTACCGATTCACAATGCGCGACGACCCGTCGCTGAAATGCGGAAACGTCGTCCAACTCGCTGTGGACAATGAGTATCTGGATGTGCTGCTCATCGAAGCGAGACGCACTTTCAACGGCGCGGGCCGCGTCGAGTTTCTTGCCGTGTATGTCGGGACCACAGGAGCGGCACCGTTCCCCGTGGCGGTCACGACACCGACTGCGACAATCGGAGCGACATCTGTCGCGTTCGCGTGGACGGGCGTCACGGGCTATGATGACTGGGACAACGTGGACATCGAGTACCTCATCTACAACACCACGACGACCCCGACACTGATTGCGACCGTCCTCTACCCCGCGCTCACCAAGACGGTGACGGGGGTTGTGGCGGGCGGCTCGACCTTCTCAATCGCCGTCCGAGTAGACAACTTCGAATGGGCCTCCGTGGCCTGCGCCTAGCCTATACCCTCGTTGGGTGTGACCCGATGAGCGCATAGAACGGCCCCCGCAGATTCCTCTCCTTCTCTGCGGGGGTCGTAGTCGTGCCTAGCCTACTTGAGAATGCCGACCTCAGCATAGCCATAACGCCAGATGGGGAAGTTGAGTTTGACGTTGGCGGGCGACATCGCACGGTACCGATAGGTGCCGACGCGGTAGCCGCGCGTACCCACCGAGAATCCACCCGCTGCGTTGGCGGTCAGTTCCACCCACGGACGCCACAGCGTCTCGCCCGGACGGCGGTAGGACAAGATGACTCTCGCCATCGGGTAGGTCACACCGCTGAGAACGTAACCCTCAAGCCGGTTCGCGTTCTTCTTCGAACATGACAGGCGGACCGTCGGCTTTGCGACCGGCTTGCGCCCGACCTCATCGAGGATGCCGTCAGCGATGGCGTGGGCGTAGGCGGAGTGGCGCGAACGGATGTCATGCGCGCCCGCTGCGTTGTCGTGGAACTCCAGTTCGATGAGACAGGCTGGCGACTTCGGGCCGTTGATTTCTCCGAGTCCGTCGTTCGGCTTCACGCCGTCGTCCCTGCCGACCGACACGGGCGCGACGCGCGCGTAGAGCCGTTCGGCCATGCGCTTGCCCGCCACGGAGCCGGAGTGGTAGAAGGCGACCGTGCCGTCGCCACCGCCCGCGTTCGAATGGATGGCATAGTAGCGACCAGTGGCACCCATGAACTTGTTACCGAGTGCCACCTGCTCCTGCCACGACTTACCCTCGCCGACTTCGACCTCGTGACCCTCGGCGCGCAGAAGCGGCGGTACGAGGTCAACGACGGCATCCATCTGGATTGCCTCGGTGCTGCCGCCAGTGTACTCGTTGTGAATCTGCGTAGATTTGCTCAAAAACACCCGGCTCATGGCCGTCCCCTTTCATCTATCAGTCGAATGACTCGTGCTACGTCGTCCACGGAGGTGACGCTACACGCAACGCCGCCAGCCTTGGCTATCTGCTGAAGGCGTATCTCCTGTGGTTTCGTCACCCCGTACGAACCGTCGGGACGCTTCACCTCGAAGGCGAAAAACACGCCCTTGTGACATCCTAGGATGTCGGGCGTGCCCTTCGCCATCGAGGCGTTGCCTCCCACATTCAGGGCGTAGGTCGAGTCACAGCCGCGTAGGTACGCGAGGATGTCGTGCTGGATGCTCGATTCTACGCGACTCATGCTACGAGTAGTCCTCGTCCTCGGCGGCGGTGCCTGCCATCTCCTCACCGAACGCCGTGCCCTGACCGACGGTAGCGGCGATGTTGGCGAACACAGCGACCGAGCCGTCGGCACGGGGCTGCTTACCTTCCTTGTGAACAATCTCGACCTCGACGAACTTGCCAGCGAGGTCGTCGATGTCGAACGAGTCGCCCTCGTTGAGGTCCACGCCGAGACCGTTCAGCACGAGGAAGTAGAAGGCAGCCCAGCCGCCGTCACTCGTGAGGTCGTACTTGTTCTTGAGGTTGATGCCGTCCTCGCTGACGAACTTGACCTCGACGTTGGTCACGTTCGCGCGCGGGAGACCGATGACCTCGACAATCTTGAGGTTGTGAGTGCCTTCGTCAAGCATCCTGAAACCCTTGGGCTTGCCCTTGCCAATCACGTTAGGCATGTTAGTTCTCCTTGATTGTGGTTGAACTTGCTCCAACTCCTACCAGTTTTGATGTCGCTGATTGTCGTCTGCGACACGCCGTACTCCGCGCCTAGTGGTATTTGTCTGGCCCCACCGTCCAATCTGTGTCGAATCTCGATGACCTGTTCTCTTGTCAAAATGGTTCCGGCTCCGCGTATGGCGTTCTCGAATCGAGTTACTGGTTCCAAGTGCGCAGGATTACAACACGCTCGCTGACGACAGAGATGGTCGAGTTCGAGACCCGCAGGCACAGGACCGTTCTCGCGCTCCCAGTAGACACGATGGGCTTTCCTGTTTTGTCGTCCTACGCCCATTGTCCCGTATCCGAGATTCGTATGGCCGTCCCACAACCAACACGGTGTCGCGTATCCGCAATCCGTGACGGTGTACCCCACCGAGCGGGGACGGCCAGTTCGCATCTACTTGTCCTTGGTCAACGTGTATCGGGGTACCTCGACGCTGTACTTGTCCAGCAGGTCGTCAGCAGCGAGGGCTTCTTTGTCGATGGTGACGGTAGTTGACCGCTTCACGCGCCACCCGTAGGCGGAAACTGTGTCGTCGGTATCCTTGAACAGCGCTATGAACGAGGGCTTCATTGAGTCCTTCAGACCCTTGAGTTCCTTCTCCATCTCAGCCAGCCCCGCCGTAGCAACTGCGGCTTCTATCTTGGCTTCGAGAATAGCAGCCCGCTTTGCTAGAGTCTCCAGTCCGTCACTCTTGACCTCGGACTTGCGAAGCACCTGCAAAAACACCTTGTCCTTCTTCTCGTCGAACGGCGGCGAGACGTTGCCGAGAACATGAGCCTCGTACCACACCAGCGCATTCTCCATGCCGAGACCGATGTCGCTCTCAGAGACCTTCAGTTCGTAGAGTTGCGTGTTGGTCGCCGTGCAGACGAACTTCTCGGGGTGGTTGTAGTCCTCATCATCGAGGAACGCCACGGGGACGAACACCCGGTCCACACCGAGTAGGTACCCATAATTGAGTGCCTGTACCGCGTAGGACTCGGGCACACCGTCCACCCAATCCTGCGGACGGGATGAGGTCTTAGCCTCGATGACCCCGACTACCTTGACCCCCGTGCGCGTGCCCTTCCACGGCTTGTCTAGCACGAGGAAGTCCCACATGCCACCGAACACAGGCTCATTCGGGAAGTGGTCGTACAACTTTTCGGAAGTACCGAACCATTGCTCGGGTGTCACGATGTACGGACTGACGTTCTCCTTGCACCACTCACCGAGAATAGGCTCGATGGCGATGCCTGCGCGCGTGTACTTCGACTCGACGAATGTGTCCTCTGCGACTCGGACTATCTCGCACCACGCACCGAAGTCAGACTTGTACTTGTTGACTCCGAGGATGGCACCAAGGCGCGTACCCGTCATCTTCTTGGGATTACTCGTCGGTCCTGTGGATACACGAATCGTGTTGTCACTCACAGGCTCCCACGGCTTGAACTTGGGAGCCATATCAGACCTCCGGTCGCAGGTTGATGTCCACGCGGACGCGGGAACCGAGAGCCAACCCGACCCACTGGTCGCTCTGCACGCTGTCCATCTTGACCAGCACGCCGTCATCGTCGCAGCGCAGTTCGAGATTCGCGGTGCCGTCCGAGATATGACGGGCAAAGTGCTCGTCCCAGTCCTGCGTCAGGATGGTGTTCATCTCGAACCCGACGAGGGTGGCGTTTGCATTGTCGTCTAGCATGTTACTCAGCCTCGGGCTTCGGCACGGTGGCGATGATTTCCTCGGCCTTGTTCAGAGCGTTGACGGCCTTCACCTTGTCGAGCGTGGACTTGCCGTCAGCCCTGAGTTTGGGCGTGCCGTCCTTCTCGAAGTGCTCCGCAACCATCTTGACGCAGAACTTCGGGTCGATGGCCTGAGCCGCGATGATATTGTCGTAGAGCGCCTTGGCGAACATGTCCGTGGCGAACGACGCGGCCTCGGCCTTGTCAGCGGCGATGCCCTGCTTCATCTCAGCCTTGGCTGCGGGTGCGACATATCCGTTCTTCGCCCCGCCGTCGGTGGCCGCAGAGAACGCTTGGTCGTCGCCCTCGCGGCCCTTGTTGTCGAGCATGAAGTTGTTGAGCAGGAAGTTCCGCAGCGCGTTGGTCTGTGCCGCGCCAGAACAGAATCCCGGCTGCACGTTGGCGGCGAATCCCGACACGGAGTAGGTCTCGACCGAATCGAAGTCATTGACATCGCGCAGCGCAATCCAACCGTCAGCCTGCGCGCCGTAACTGGGTGTCTTTCCTTCGGGAGTGACTACTCCGAGAAACCGCGTCGTGAGGTCGAGTTTGGCGACCAACCCGACCTTCTGACACGCCTGCGCGAACCACGACTTATACTGCTGTGTGTCGGCGTACTCGACCGACGAGCCACCGCCGACAGACACCACCTTGTCGAATGACACCCCAGTGCTGCCTGTGAGCATCATGGCGTTGAGCGTCTGCAACTTCTCAGCGAACAACGGGATTGCCGGTGCTTCGACTACGGTGTCCTTTGCCTTGCGCGTCGGCTTGGGCTTGTCCTTCAACTCGTTAGTGGACTCTGTGACTTCTGACATCTGGTCCTTCTCCTTCTTGTCTCGGGTGATGAATGCCTTGGCTTTTTCGGTTGCCAGAGCAGCGTACCACGACTTGTCGAGCGTTGTCAATGCCAAATCGCCATTCTTCTGCCATAGATTCTCGTTGTCAACGAAACAGTGCTCGGGGGTGAGCGGGATACGCGACCGACCCGTCTCCTTTCCGTCCTCCATCTTGACCTTGAAGATGCCACCCATCCAAATGTCGGTCGTGGCGTATACCCGGTTACAGCGCTGAGTCTCGACTTCGATGGGATTCGCCGCCGACTCGTTATCGGGATAGAACTGCTGATGCACGACCTTACTGAACGTCCGCCCCGCCTTGGCGACGATTTGGAACCGCTCGATGTCAGAACACGCATCTATCGTGTCTGCAATCGGCACGTCATCCAGCAGGAATGACAACACCGCAGCGTCGATGATGGTGGCGCTATTCGACTTGAAGTCCCCACCCGCCCACTTGGCGACGACACCACCCTTCGCCTTGTTCTTGCCGTCGGCGAACCGTAGGGCGTAGTTGTTCACGTTGGCTTGCACGATGATGGCAACCTCGTCGGTCTCGACGACCAGCCCCGTCCGGGCCTGCCATGCCTCCACGGCTTGCTGTACGGTCCGTAGCGCCTCGCGGGGGCAC